GCACCCTGAGAATACGTGCTGAGTCAGCGGGTACGGCTGTGTCTATAAACAGCCGGTTGTCTATACAAAGTTCCTTGAGGCGTAGTGCCAGAGGTTGCCACGTGTCTTTATCGACAGGTTCGGCAAAGGGCCAGTAAGCGTGAATGCCGCCACCGGAATTAACAAGGTAAGGTCGTGGAAGGCCCACGGTCTTGCAGAAATCTTTGAGCGCATTTAGCGTCTCTTTGGCATCCCCGTACCGGGCCGGCTTCGCGTGGTGAGGGCCGTAATCGATATCGAGGAATAGACAGCGAAGCTGTTCTACGTTGGATTGTTGGCGCTTTGGGTTATTGAATGTCGCTAGTGCGAAGTACGATTCGAGCTTGTTAGCTGAGAAGTCATCCGCTGTTGCACATAGCTGTTCGATATCCTTGTAGTGCTTTTCTACTGGATACTCCCCTCCGAGCCCTGTAGCACAGTAGTAGCCATCGTCCCCTAAGATGTTTTTTAAGAATTGTATTCTGTCCATACACGGCTACTCTGAAGAAAGAAAGGGGTAGAGATAACCCTACCCCCACGTGACTAATCAGTCATCCCACTCGCCAATCAGATCTTCAAGAGATGAAGATTCTGCGGCGGGCGCGGCTTTCTTCGGAGCGGCTTTCTTAGGTTCTTCGATGAATTCCTCCTCGTCTTCTTCCGGCTCTACTACGGGAGCAGGTTTCGGCGCGGGGAGAGCTTCCTTCTTGGGCGCAGGAGGTGCTTCCTTCTGCACATTGTCAGCTTGAGATACAGTCAGTTCAATCGCCTTATTGGCTTCCTTGGATTCCTTGAGGCGCTGAATGACTTCCCATTCTTCTTCGGTGACCGGACGGATCGGACGGAAGAACAGCTTAGGCACCGGACTAGCAATGTCGAACTTCATTTCGGTGACAACACCGGACATCGGTGCGTCCTTCAAACTGAGGAACTCTGCATACGCACGTAGTGGGAGCTTACCCTTCTCACCATCACCAAAGATCGAAGTCGACGGAAGTACGAGCTGATACACCTCTTCCCGATCAATCTCACCCTCGATAACCACAGCGAGGCGCTGGCTGTAACGGCAAGCACGAGACTCACCCTGACCGGAACCCTTGATGTTCTGGGGGCAATTCAAGCAGGTATTAGACTGCTTATCCTTGACTGCTTCATCGGGCTTCTGGCTATCGCTAGACCAGCAAGTGGGGGGTACCGCCTCACCTTCTGAGTAAGACCCGGCGTAGTACGTACGGGATACTTTCGGTGCTGCCTTGATGATGACGACGTTCATCGTCCGTTCTTCAGAGACACGGTATTCCTTACCACCGATCATTTCACGGAACGCATTGCCCTTGATGCTGATACGGCGCATGCCACCAGAAGACTCCCCGGCTAGGGTTTTGGTTACTTCGTCAGCACCTGCGCCACGCAGGTACGCAGGAAGACCACCTTTAAACAGATCTAATTCGCTCATTTCATTCTCCTTAAAGATCCTCTGAGGGATCAAAGTTAATAGTCATCTGACGATCGTCTTCCGGCATAAGCCCGGCTTCTTCGACAATCGCCCGTAGGGCTTCCTCTACCTTGCTTACCTTGAATCGGTATACGCCACCCACCTTCAAATGCGGCACGGTGTTGTTCCTGACCCAAGCCCGAACGGTAGAGACCGACACAGCAAAGTGCTTTGCTAGGTCGTCGATCGGGACATACGGTTCATCCTGCATTCTTGTTCCTCTTAACGGTCACAGAGTATTCCATGTTTGAGTTGAGCCCCGGCGGGAGGTCTTCCGGGTGTTCCTCCAAGTAAGCCTTCATGTTCCCCTGATGGATGCGCTTCTCAAGAAGTTCAGGCAGTTGATTCTCCAAGATGAACTTGTGCATGGATTCCCAATCGCTCGTACCGTAAGTAGTCTTCACTGTGCGGTAGACGAGGCCGGCCTTGGTCTTGATGGTCTCCATACCGGTTTCCCGCATCTCATCGCTGATAGCGATCTTCACCCGGCGCATCTTCTGCTCAAGGTCCTTGAGTTCTGCATCGAGGGTTTCTTTCTTTGCGTACATCTTTACGTACACGCCAACAAGCTGATCTAAAGATACGTCTGACATTTCATTCTCCAGTTGTACTCGGTCTAACGCCGATGGGAAAAACATACTATCAAACTTTATCTTAGTCAAGCAAAGTTTTGTAAAGATCGATTAACTTTCCGTTCTCTGTAATCCGGTTGTCGAGCATACGGTAGACGTGTTTCTCCGCATTTGAACCTTGGAGTTTTACTACTGTAACGGGATGACGTTGCCCTGCCCGATGTGCTCGGGCATTTGCCTGTGCGTAAGTTTCAAGGCTGGAAGTGGGTCCCCACCATACGATCGTATCAGCAGCGGTCAATGTCACTCCATGTGCCGCCGCTTGTGGCTGAATAATCAGGATACGCGGATCGGGTTGAGTTTGGAATCTTCTGAAAATATCTGCCCGTTTACCGGCTGACACTTCTCCACTAATTACGTCTGTATCAAAGCCATCAGCCGTCAACTTCTCACGGAGCAGCTCTATAGTGTGCTTGAACGGAACGAAGATGAGAACCTTCTGGTTCGTCTCGTCGACGACCTCTCGGAGTACCTTATATCGGTTGGCAATATCAAAGTGCAGAGTCTCGCCACTATCGGCATATACCGCACCGCAATTATGGACGATGATAGGACCTTCTTTACCGGCTACAACAAACCTAGACCGGGGTCCGCAGTTAAGTAAGTCGTAAGTTTTTTTCTGCTGTCTGGCGGTATCGTCAGAGCTAAATCTATAGGCCAACCCGCCTTCAGCCGCCTCCTCAAAGTGACAGACTTGAGCCCGTATCCCTCTGCTGCTTGTGCTACAGTCATTTTTCCATTCGGTGTATCTATAAGGGTGTTCACCCTCGTGTTGCGCCCCTGCTCCTTGGGTGTAGCCCACCGACAATTCTCCGGTGAATACGGGCCGTTGTTGTCTATCCTGTCTAGCGTAAGTCCAACCTTGTGTGTAGGCCCCATATCCGACCAGAACATCTCGAATGAAGACCGCCAGCGTTCGCATACAAAGACCCCACGTGCCCCGTAATTTCCGTAATCCTTGTCCGATGGATCGTGGCATCTCCGTAGCATATTGCTGTAGTTTGAATAAACTTTTGTTTTGCTCATTTTGTGTGTTTCGTTGCCGTGGTGGCACCCACAGCTCCTCGGGTGTTTCCTGTGCTTCGTTCTCAAATACTGACTTCTTCGCACCACCTTCCGCCCACACTCGCACAGGCAAAGCCACGTCGCGCATTGCACCGAAATTCCGTTCGTCGTTCCAGCTCTCTCTATAACTGTCAGGTACCCGAACTTCTGCCCGGTTAAGTCTTTTGCTGGGTTTGCCATAAATAATATCCTCCGCTGTCCGCCACCCTTTGGTAGTAAGTACTTTGTGGTCCGAAGTCATCATTACTCCGTAACACTCACTCACTTCTTTTCCCCCACGGAATACAGCCCCATCTTGCCTGACCCACGCTTCTCCATCCCAAACTCTATGTAGGGGTGTTACATCTTGGATTGGTATCCAGCCAAACTCCGTAAGGACAGGCGTATTGTACGCTATACAAGATATCTGTAACAGTTTGTTGAGACCGACCGCCGCGTTGACGGCTGTGATCTGTTCGCCCGTTGTCTGCACAACGAGTTGCTTGCGTAGGGCCTCGTAGTATTTCTTCTGCTGGGGGGTTAGCTCTACATCACGTATCACGTAGGTCATTTCGGGAAGGTCCAGACATTCTTCCTTGGTGTACCTGATCGCCGGTTGCAGGGCTTCGAATACCACTTTATCTGCGTTGGGACGAACCATCCATTTGAACGTAGTGACCTTGGTCATCACCATGTCTTTGAATGCCGTAAAGAACTGAGGCACACCCTTCGGATTGACGAGCTTGGCTAGACCATACGCATCTACCGGGGACTGCGCCGCCGGAGTGCCTGTCATCATCCATAACCACGTATCAGGAGTCAGGATACGGTTAAGCGTTTTCCATCTAGCCGTCTGAGCGTTCTTATAGGCGTTGGCTTCGTCGACGATAATTAAGTCAAAGCCACCTTTCTTTATTTCTTCCTCTACGATATTTAATCCGTCGTAGTTAATGATGACGAACTCGGCACCGCTATTGATGATCTTGACCCGTTTGTCCTTAGCTCCATAGGCTATATCTGCTGTGCGGTGCATAGCGAAATTGAATAAGTCACCACGCCACGCCGAGTCCATGATGGACAGGGGGCAGACAATAAGTGCCCGTTTGATCTTGCCTAGCTTCATCAGGTAATCAGAGGCCCAGATAACGGAACCTGTTTTTCCGGTTCCTTGTTCATTAAGAATGAAACACCTGCGATGCAAGGTGGCGAACGATGCGGTGTCCTTCTGGTGCTCGAAGGGTTTGTATCTTCCGGGCCAGTCATAGCGACCCAGAATGGGGGACGGTACGTCCTTAATCTGTAGGTTCTTCAGAACTTGGGCTTCCTCTAGGTTCCAGTGCACAAGCACCTTCCCATCGCCCATGTCCTTACTCTTGGGAATCACGGTTGTGATCCGTCCGGGGTTACGTACGTTCAACAATAATGCTTTATTATCAATTACTTGCATGTCATTCTCCTAGTTATTAGACGAACAAAGAGAGGAGTAAACAGGCCCTATTCCCTGCTTACCCCTTACTCTTGTGCCGATTCCCCGCTAATGAAGACAAGACAGGAGAGACAGCGGTGTCGGCTGGTGCGGTTTATCATGTAGGTAGTCTCTACCCCCGGCTAGCCCACTCACACCTTGTTGCTAACCGGATCCAACAAAATCTAACGCTTCTTGCGTTCTCGCTTGCTCGTCTCGGAGACGAGGTTGCTCTTACCATCACGTTTGAATGACCGGTTCTTGGCGGCAGTGGTGATGTACACACCGTCCTTGTTTGAACCACCTTTATCTAACGCCTTACGATGGGCTACATCTTTACCTTCACGGGCGTCTGCTTCTCCGTTACCGTTCTTATCAGGTAACTTCTTATCGAGAGCTCGCCTAGCGCGTTGGCGCTCCATGCGACGTGGTAGTTCGTCACGTTCTTTCTGCTGTTGATATTCCTTCTTGTAAGGACGTGGCTTGTTTACGTAGGGCATCAGATAGTCCTCTTAAATAAGAGATGAGACTGTTACGGTTGCGATCCGTACAGAGTACCGGGATGAAGGTCGCGTCACGTTGGTGTGCACCCCAGAGCGTGATAGGCTTCCACTGACCGGCGTCGTACCTGTCAATCTCATCTCGTATTAGTTCCTCCCATTATGGGCACATTCAATCACAGGGCAATGCTTACGGCACAGCCCACTCGGTCTGGGGTTCCAGACGTTATTGTCGTACGCCGAACGTAGCCGACCGTACTCCGTCAACCATTTCACCCACAACTTATCCTGATCCTCAGCCGTGTACTTCTCTTTGGGGAAGCTACCTGCCACCACGAAGAACAACCCGGCCTTTACCCTCGTCACTTCTGGGTAGTGCTTGAACACAGCCATTGCCATGAGTTCCAACTGCCCGGTGTCTGCGTACTTAGCAGAAGCTCCGGTCTTGTAGTCAATGACAAATGCACGATCACCATCAATGATAAGGAGGTCAGCGATACCCCGCCACCATGCGTCCCTGCTTTTAAAACTACACGGCTCCAGATCCTCTGTGAGCGCAAACTTCAGTTCGCAGTGCTTGTCTCCCGGCAACTTGTTGAGCCCGTCGAGCGCCTTGCGATACCGTTCAAATTCTTTAGGGAGGTCAGTCCCGTCACGGATGTAATCTTCAGCTGACTTATGAAAACGGTTCCCATACAGGATAGCGTCCGTTTCCTCCATAGGGTACTCCTTGAGTACCTTCAGGTGGTAGTACTGCTTAGGGCAGGTTTGAAAGTTCTTAATTGAAGAAAACGACCATGACGGGGACTTACTCATTCGTAGCAACGCTCCATGAGAGCGGCATACCCACAGATATCCACAATGCTATCCCGATGCTCCGGGTCGTTAGCTAGTCTGGCGGCTTTCAACAAAATCATCATTACGGCTACGTCCTTGTTGGTAAGGGATCGATCCCCTACTGACTCCAGATAGGAGTTCCACATTTGTGCAATGCAGTCCAGATTCTTAGACGGATGCCCGTACGTCCTCTCACGGTCTCCGTAAATAATGTCCTGCGCTTCTTCAAGCACATTAACACTCCCCATAACTCCTCCCGTATCCA